ATACAGTTTAACTAAAAAAAGATTCTATTACGATATAACAACTTTAGGTATTGGCGCTGTTAAAAATAATTTCACAGAGTCAGAAGGGGTTGTTGTAAGTTATGTGGATCCAGCTTATTTAGTATATTCTTACACGGAATCACCATACTTTGAAGATATCTATTATGTAGGGGAAGTAAAATTTGTACCTATAAATGAACTTAAAAAACAATTCCCTCATCTAACAGATGATGATTTAGCCAGAATACAACAGCAAGGAACACAAAATTATGGCGGATGGGATAATAATATAACCAACGCTAATAATAATAGAGATAGTAACGTGGTACAGGTTTTATATTTTAACTTCAAAACCTACATGAATGAGGTATATAAAGTTAAAGAGACAGCTACTGGGGCTACAAAGATAATAGTTAGAGATGATCAATTTGATCCACCAATAGAAGCTTTCGAAGCTGAATTCGGTAAAATGTCAAGATCTTTAGAGGTATTATACGAAGGCGTATTGATCTTAGGCACTGATATGTTACTTAAATGGGAGATGGCAAAAAATATGATGCGCCCGAAAAGTGATCAGAGTAAAGTAAAAATGAACTACAGCATAGTTGCACCTAGAATGTATCAAGGCAGAATTGAATCCTTAGTGAGTAGATGTACTGGTTTTGCCGATATGATTCAACTTACGCATCTTAAACTGCAACAGATATTATCTAGGATGATACCAGATGGTGTATACTTAGATGCCGATGGGTTATCAGAAGTAGATTTAGGTAATGGCACAAACTATAATCCTCAGGAAGCTCTTAATATGTTTTTCCAAACAGGTTCTGTTATTGGTAGATCGTACACACAAGAAGGAGATATGAATCCAGGGAAAGTTCCTATACAGGAAATTCAAACTGGTAGTGGTGGGCAAAAATTACAAACATTAATATCTACGTACAACTATTATCTACAAATGATAAGAGATGTTACCGGATTGAATGAGGCTAGAGACGCTTCAACACCTGATTCTAGAGCTTTAGTAGGTGTGCAAAAACTTGCTGCAGCAAATTCAAACACAGCCACAAGACACATATTAGATGCTGGATTGTTTTTAACACAAGAAACTGCGGAATGTTTATCTTTAAGAATATCAGATATCATAGAGTATCACCCTGCTAAAGAAGCCTTTATACAAAAAATAGGTGGTTACAATGTAGCTACACTAGGTGAATTAGAAAATTTACATTTGTATGATTTCGGTATATTCTTAGAATTAACCCCTGATGATGAGCAAAGAGCTATTTTAGAAAATAATGTACAACTTGCTTTATCTTCTGGTTTAATTGATTTATCAGACGCTATCGATATCCGAGAGGTTAGAAACTTAAAACTGGCTAATCAAGTCTTAAAGATTAGACAAAAGAAAAGGCAAGAAAGATTACAGCAAGAAAAGCAAGCAAATATACAAGCGCAGGCTCAAGCACAGTCTCAGGCACAACAAGCAGCTGCCCAATCCGAGGTCCAAAAAGATCAAGCTTTATTCCAAACAAAGTCTCAGTTAGAGCAATTAAAAGGGCAAATTGAAAATCAAAGGATAACTTTTGAGGTAGGCGCTAAGAAAGAATTGATGGAGCTAGAGTTTCAATATAACATGAAGCTTAAGGGAATGGAGATAGATACAATCCGCCAAAAAGGTCAAGAGAAAGCTGAAGAAGATCGTAAAAATATCAAATTACAAGGTACTCAACAAAGTGAATTAATAGATCAAAGACAAAATGGATTACCCCCTAAAAACTTCGAATCCTCAGGAAACGATATAATAGGTGGTGGTTTTGACTTAGGTTCTTTCGAGCCTAGGTAATAATAGTAATAATTATATAATATCATATCATGTCAGAAAATGTAGAACAAATTGTACCTGCCGCAGAAACTGTAGTAGAGGTTGTTGAAACCAAAGTTCCCGTATCAGTAAATAAAGACGGGGTTATTAAACTAGATTTAAGAAAAAAAGCTAATAAACAAGTAGATGCCGTTCCAGAGCAAGAAGCAAATGCAGTGGATGTTAATCAACGAACCGAAGCTAGCGAACAAGTGGTTACAGAAATACCACAAGGGGAAGAGTCCATTCAAAATGCGAACTCTGTCCTTGAAGAAGTAACCGACGAGGTAGTCGTAGATAAAGTAGAAGTATTAACTACTGATATTCAAGAGGCTATAGTAGAACAAAAACAAACTGGTATTGAATTGCCTGAAAATATTCAAAAGGTTATAGACTTTATGAATGAGACTAATGGCAGTCTTGAAGATTACGTTAGATTAAATACTGATTATAGTTCTTTAAATGAGGACCAATTATTAAGAGAATATTACCAGAATACAAAACCGCATCTAGATAGAGACGAGATAGACTTCTTATTAGAAGACACTTTCGCGTATGATGAAGACGTTGATGATGAGCGGGATATTAGAAAAAAACAAATAGCTAGGAAAGAAGAATTACGTAATGCTAAAAAGCATTTAGAAGGTCTTAAGAGTAGATATTACGAAGAAATCAAAGCTGGATCTAAACTTAGTCCAGAACAACAAAAAGCGGTTGAATTTTTTAACCGTCATAAACAAGAGGGTGAAGCAGCTGATAAAACTGCTGATAAACAAGTACAAACGTTTTTAAATAAAACAAACCAATTATTTTCAGATGATTTCAAAGGTTTTGATTATCAAGTTGGAGAAAAGAAGTACCGTTTTAAAGTTAATAACGTGCCAGATGTGAAAAAAAACCAGAGTGATATTAATAATTTCGTCAAGAAGTTCTTGAATGCGGATAATGAAATGTCAGATGCTCAGGGGTATCACAAAGGATTGTTTACAGCCATGAATGCTGATTCTGTAGCACAACACTTTTATGAGCAGGGTAAAGCCGACGCTATGAAAGAAAGTATAACCAAATCAAAAAATATTCAGATGGGAGCGAGAGGCGTTCATGAGGATATTAAATCACAAGGAGGTTGGACAGTGCGAGCAGTTGATGGCGATAACAGCTCTTCAAAATTAAGAATTAAAACATTTAAAAATATTCAATAATTATGGCAACAGGATTTGCAACGGCTCCGGCCACACTAGCGAACTTATCGCATTTAACTCCAAGACCAGTTAAAGGTCTTTTTGGGGACAACTATTTGTCAGTGGCTGATATGTCATGGACACAACAATTTTTACCAGAAGTATACGAAAAAGAAGTAGAGAGATACGGTAACCGTACTATATCTGGATTCTTACGTATGGTAGGTGCAGAGATGCCAATGGCGTCAGATCAAGTTATTTGGTCAGAACAAGGCAGATTGCATATCGCTTATGATACTGCAATTTCAAATGTCCCAGGCGGTAGTCAAACTATTGGTCTACCTTCTCCGGGCGCAGATGGTAAAGTGCCACTATTAGGCCCTGGTATGACCATTGTTGTTTCAAAAGGAAACACTACTAATAAAGCTTTTGTCAAATCAATAGGTGCATTAGCAGGTGGTGTACAAACTTACAATGTTGAGGTTTACGATACCGTTGATGCTAACTTTACAGCAGCTTTACAAGGAGCTACTGACTTAGCTCCACTTAATTTGTTTGTATTTGGTTCTGAATATGGCAAAGGGTCTGTATTGGCTGGTAATTCAATCGATGCCTCTTTCACTACTTTTAGTAACAAACCAATTATTTTAAGAGACAAGTATCGTGTAAACGGTTCTGACGTTGCTCAAATTGGATGGGTTGAAGTTACTACTGAGATTGGTACTGGTGGATACTTATGGTATTTAAAATCAGAGCACGAGTCAAGAATTCGTTTTGAAGACTACTTAGAAATGAGTATGGTAGAGGCCGAAATGGCTAAATCAGTATTTACTGATGCTTCTGGCGCAACTATTGAAGGTACTCAAGGTTTATTCGCTACTTTGGAGGACAGAGGATTGGTTTTCAATGACCCGAACTTTAGCGCAACTATCGCTCCAACTGGTATTAGTCAATTTGACTCTATCTTACAAGAGCTTGATAAACAGGGAGCTATTGAAGAAAACATGTTATTCTTAGACCGCTCAACATCGCTTTCTATTGACAATATGTTGGCTAGCCTAAATTCTTACGGAGCTGGTGGTACATCTTATGGTGTATTTGACAATTCTGAAAGCATGGCTTTAAACTTAGGTTTCTCTGGATTCAGAAGAGGCGCTTATGATTTCTACAAAACAGATTGGAAATATTTGAATGATTCTACAACTCGTGGTCTTATTGCTGATATTAAAGGTGTGTTAGTACCTGCTGGAACTTCAACTGTTTATGACCAACAATTAGGTCAAAACATTTCAAGACCTTTCTTACATATCCGTTACAGAGCTTCTGAAGCTGATGACAGACGTTTGAAATCTTGGGTTACTGGTTCAGTTGGCGGAAATTACACAAGTGACGCTGATGAGATGAATGTTCATTTCTTATCTGAAAGAACTATGTGTACACAAGCTGCTAACAACTTTGTATTATTCAAAGCTACCTAGTATTATATTACTTTAATTGCAGGGCGTCACTAAGGCGCCTTGCTTTTATTTTTTTTAATTATTTAATCTTATTATATCATGACATTTAAAGCAAAAGCAAAAGAAGTGGCTTACGTTGAGCCCGCTCCGGAAGTTTACGAAGCATCAGAACAAATCGTAGCTCCAATAAAAAAAGTAAATCCAATCAAGAAAGATGACTGGGTTATAAAAGATAGGTTATATGAACTTACAAGTGGTAAAAAACCATTAGTATTTACATTACCAACAGTACATAGTGATTCAAAATCACTTCTTTGGTTTGACAAAGAAAAAGGCTACCAAAGAGAATTAAGATATGCGACTAACCAGCAATCATGTTTTGTTGATGAACAACAAGGGCAATGCACTTACGGTAGAATTATACTTAGGAACGGTATTCTTAGAGTACCTAAGGAGCAAGTTGCATTACAAAAATTATTATCAATTTATCATCCATTCACAGTTGATGGTATAATTGCAGAATATAAGCCAGAAGTTATGGCTGAAAATGAAGTTGACTGGATTGAGTTAGAATTAGAAGCATTGAATTTAGCTAAGGTACTTAGCGCGGAAGAGGCAGAGGCTATCCTACGTGTTGAATTTGGTAGTAAAGTTAGCTCTTATTCAACTAGTGAATTAAAAAGAGATTTACTAATATTCGCTAAAAAACAACCATCGCTATTCTTAGAATTAGCTAGAGATGAAAATACACATCTTAGAAACGTTGGTATTAAAGCTACTGAAGAAGGAATTATTACATTATCGCCGGACCAACGCACTTTTGCATACGGCCAGACAGGTAGAAAAATAATGACGATTCCATTTGATGAGCATCCATACTCTGCATTATCCGCATTCTTTAAAACAGATGAGGGAATGGAAGTGTATAAAGCAATAGAAAAAAGACTGAAATAGTCAACCATTGCAGTAGATAGGCTGCTTTCGGGTGGCCTATATACTATAAATAACAAAAAATAAATTATGGCTATAAGCGTAGATACTGTTTATCAAAGAGTATTAGGGATACTTAATAAAGAGCAAAGAGGCTATTTAACACCTCAAGAATTTAATTTATTCGCAAACCAATCACAATTAGATATATTCGAGCAATACTTTTATGATATTAATCAGTTCGGCAGATTACCAGGAAATAGTACTGAGTTTTCTGATATGCTTAACTTACTTAATGAAAAAATAAATATATTTGAAAAAAATGCAGCGATGATATATGCTGGTGGTTATTGGAATATGCCTACAGATATTTACAGATTAGGTACAATAACTTACGCAAATCAAATAACAACTTTGTCTTTATATCCAGTGCCAAATACCACTGTTACGACGATAGTACCTACGGAAGTCGAAAGAGTTAATTATAATGAATTTCTTTATATTAGTCAATCGCCCCTAACAAAACCAACTAACGCTAGACCGGTATTTGTAGCCAATGACCTTGGTTATAAAGTATATGGGGATTCTGCTTTGACATCTGGTATTACATGCAATTATATAAAGAAGCCAGCCAAGGTAGAATGGAAATACCAAATGGTGTTTGGGGAAGCTTTGTATGACTCTACTGCATCTGTAAATTTCGAGTTGCATCCTTCAGAGGAAACAGACCTTGTTATTAAAATATTAGAATTTGCAGGATTAGCAATTTCTGATATAGGCATGTATCAAGTAGCTAGTCAAATGGAAATGAATACAATTCAACAAGAAAAATCATAATAAATGGCATTACTTAATGAAACACAAGAGCAGTACTACTTAGGCCCTGATGGCGTATGGGATAGTAATGACGAAAATTATGGTAATTACCAATTTATAAAACTTAAAGATATTATAAATAACTTTATTGTTTCTTTTGTTGGAGAAGATAAAATAGTTAGTAAAATAAAAAGATCAGATGTTGCGTTCCATGCCCAGCGTGGCATACAGGAATTTAGCTTTGATTTATTGCCATCGGATAAAGCTATAGAAATAGAAATACCACCATCCTTAAGCTTTATTTTACCTCAGGATTATGTTAATTACGTAAAGTTATCTTGGACGGATGACGGCGGCATTGAAAGAATTATATACCCAACTAATTTAACAAGTAACCCTTTACCATATTTACAAGATAATGACTATGAGTATACTTTTGATAATGACGGGGCTGTTACGACCGCTAACGAATCTGAAACATTAAAAAGATGGGATAAAAATAGTGAGTTTCCATTAGGAAATAATAATAGTGGCTTTGATAACATAAATGATTACGATTTAATAAATTCTTATGCTTTTGGTAGAAGGTATGGCTTAAATCCAGAGCAAGCTCAGTCAAATGGCGTATTTTATATAGATAAGATAAAAGGTATAATACAGTTTAGTTCTAATATAGCCGGCAAAATATGTACTCTTAAATATATAAGCGATGGATTAGGCTCTGATGAGGATATGGTTGTGCATAAATTTGCAGAAGAAGCTATTTATAAATATATCATTCACGCAATATTGGCGTCAAGAATAAACACACAAGAATATTTAGTACAAAGATATAAGAAAGAGTTGGCTGCTACAAAAAGAAACGCGAAAATAAGGTTGTCTAACATCAAGTCAAGTCAAATTGTCCAAGTAATGAGAAATCAGTCTAAATGGATTAAACACTAAAAATAAATGGCAGAATTAATACGCACATTCACCTCAGGGAGAATGAATAAGGATCTTGATGAAAGATTAGTTCCTAATGGTGAATATAGAGATGCCTTAAATCTACAAGTTGCGACTTCTGTTACTTCCCAAGTTGGAACCTTCCAAAATATAAAGGGCAATCTAGAACAAAAAAATAAAAGTTACAATCCTGTAACTAAAAAATTTACGGAATGGACTACTACATCTAGTAGTGGCTACATAAACAATTTAGTAAATCCTGTATGTATTGGCTCTATAGCTGACATTTCTAATGAAACATTGTATTGGTTTATAGCTTCGGATACTATTAGTGCAATAGCATCGTATAATACTATTACTAAAATAACTTCTCCATTATTAGTAGATACTCAAAATATTTTAAAGTTTAGTAGTGATTTTCTTATAACAGGTTCAAACCTATTAGAGGGGATGCTGTTATGGACAGATAACCAAACTGAGCCAAAAAAAATAAATATAAACGAGTGGACATCTTCTACAACAAACTTTACTACTCATTCTAAAATATACGGCAGAGACTTCGAGGAAGCTGATATTACTGTAATAAAAAAGTTCCCATTACAACCACCTACTATAACAGCTTATGATACAGCTCAAGTAGACGCCGCGGGTAACCCGGCGGTCGTTGTTACAAATACTACTTTTTCTTTTTATAAACTTAGCGGAACTGATATAGTACCAAAAACTCCTGAAGATGGACCTCAAATATTTAACTGGTCCAGCGCGGTATTGCCGTACTACAATATAGGTGATATATTAATATTAACGGATGCTACTAATGACCCACTAGATGTAGACGCTGAAAATAGGGTTGTAATAAATTCTATTATTGGTAGCGGAGCAAGTCAAACGGGCGCTGTTGTAACTATACTATCCGTAGGTGCAGAAGGGGTTTTGACCACTCTCCCATTTTTTTACGATGTTAAACTAGAGCAAGAAACTCCATTTTTTGAATTTAAGTTTGCTAGGTTTGCGTATAGATGGAAGTACAGAAACAACGAAGTCTCAGTATTCTCTCCATTTACGAATCCCGCTTTTATTCCAGGTGAATTTGATTATAACCCTAAGCAAGGCTATAATCTTGGTATGGTGAATAATATTAGGCAATTACAAATAAGTGATTATATAACAGCGGATATCCCGGTAGATGTTGTTGAAATAGACTTATTATACAAAGATACTGTTAGTCAGAATATTTATGTTGTAGATTCCTTTAAGCCTAATGACCCAGAGTGGATAAATAATTCTTTTAATATAAAGACAGAAATAATTAGTTCTGCTGTTCAGTCAAATCAAATACTAAGACCCTATGATAATGTACCGCGTACAGCTTTAGCTCAGGAGATTACAGCAAATAGATTAATATACGGTAATTATACACAAAATTTTAATTTATTGAATGCAGACGGAACACCAGCTAAAATAGATTTAGACTTAGCTTTTGTCTCCGACACGCCTATATTAAGCAATATCACTGGACTGCCAATAGCTCAAGCTTCCGTAAAAACTATAAGAACATATCAAGTAGGCGTAGCGTATATGGACGCCTATGGACGTACTACACCTGTATTTACATCAAATAATGCATCCATAATTTTAGGTAAAGAGCAATCGGCATTTTATAATAAGTTAAATGTGACTTTAAACAATAGTCTACCATATTATAATACTACGGAGCAATTTAAAAATTTTAAATATTTCATAAAAGAGACCTCACAAGAATACTATAATATAGCTTTGGATCGATTCTATGAAGCTGAAGATGGTAATATATGGTTGTCATTCCCATCAGCAGAAAGAAATAAAATAGATAATGATACTTTCCTAATACTTAAAAAAGAACATTCTAATGCTAATCCTGTTACAGAGAAAGCTAGGTATAAAGTTATAGCCATTGAAAATGAAGCCCCCTTATATTTAAAGGAAACTAAGAGTAACATGGGGTCATTGACGACTGACTTTTCTATAACCGGATTTCCTATAGAGGGCGTCTTATTTTTAGAGGTAGATCAGGACGATTATAAAAAAGAATTTGGAGAAGAGGCACCTACGACATCTGGATTAGTTATGCGTGTTGGTAGTGGGAATACATTTAGCGAATGGTATAAAATATCTTCAACCTCAGCGCCTACTACAACGGTATATAGACTTACGTCAGAAAAGACGTTTGGCTCAGATATGAATTTTACATCTACAGTACCATATAGCGAAAGCAATAAGGTAGCTGGGTTGTTTTTGCAGGTCGCAAAAGTAGAGAGCATAGATAAGCCTGAGTTTACTGGTAGATTTTTTGTTAAATTAAACAAAGACGCTTTACTAGTAAATAAAATAGTTAATGCGAGTGCCGGTACAAATACTAACTATTATAGAAAGTCAGCTGCTCCTCTATACTATTTAACTGGTAATAGAGACGGTTCTGGATTTTGGAGAGGTAGTGGTTCCGGAGAATGGGATAGGGACGACGCTCAAGGCAATCGCTCTCGTTGGTTCATAGACGCTTGTCGCACAGATTGCAATAGTACTTACAAAAGAGGTACTAGTGTTTCCGGGAAGATGGACATAAGCTATGCTGGACGTGGCTTTAATATGGATGTAGGTAGTGGTATAAATGTCTGGAGCGAATTTTTAGCAAATATAAAATCAAACGGGTCTTTATTTAGATTCGTAGATGACCCAGATGGCACTATATATCAAATAACATCTACTATTCAAAAAAATGAAAGAACCTATGCCTGCGCAAGCAGCAATTCTAGGTATACGGATTCTACCAATAAAATAGCTAGGTTTGCGGTTTCATTTAAACAATTAAAGCAAGGCTGGGGTGGATTAACTTGGAACCCGGTTGGTACTGTTCTAAATTCACCAACACCTAATTTAAGCCAGTTTACTACTTTGGAATTTTTGGGTATATCTCCTTCAGATGATTCTTTTACAACTAATGATCCAGCGATATTTGAAACGGAACCTAAGGAAGTTGCAGAGCTAAATATATACTATGAAGTACCAGGCGCTTATGATGCGGAAGATCACGGCGATACTCACCAATTAGATTGGTTTAACTGCTATTCTTTTTGCAATGGCGTAGAGTCAGATAGAATCCGCGATGATTTTAATGCTCCTACTATTGATAATGGAGTTAAGGCTTCCGCAACATTGGAGACGCCATATAAAGAAGAGTCTAGATATAATGGTTTAATATTTTCACAAATATTTAACTCTACCTCAGGTATAAATAACTTAAATCAATTTATACAAGCTGAGGCTATTACGAAAGATCTTTTGCCAGAATATGGCTCTATTCAAAAACTTCATTCTAGGGACACCAATTTGATTGCCCTATGCGAAGATAAGTGTATTACAATATTAGCTGATAAGGACGCCCTATACAATGCTGACGGCAGCGCTAACGTTACCTCTAATAGTAATGTATTAGGGCAGGCTACAGCTTTTGCTGGTGAATTTGGAATATCTAAAAATCCTGAGTCGTTTGCTAAGTTTGGTTTTAGAATATATTTTGCGGATAAAGCTAGAGGTAGTATTCTTAGACTATCTAATGACGGCTTAACCGAGTTGTCTAATAAAGGAATGGGGCCATTCTTTACAGATAACTTAATTTTAAATAAGTATATAATAGGGGGGTGGGATTCTGAAAATTACGAATACAATATAACGTTAAATACATTAGCGCCATACTGGCAACAAACCCTAGGAGTTGGCAAAGTAGATAGACTAAATAAAGATGAAAACTGTGGCGCATTCTTGAACGAATACCCTACAACATCGACAACAGTCTCATTTAAAGAAGAAGTTGATGGGTGGACTAGTAGAAAAACTTTTATACCAGAGGCTTCTGTATATGTTAATAATTCCTATTATACATTTAAAGATGGTATAATATGGCACCATTACCAAAATCCTATACATAATAATTTTTACGGTATCGGGCCATCAACGGATGACCTAGGTATTTACTATGAAAGTTCTTTTAATGTAATATTTAATGATGAACCAACTACCGTAAAAGGTTTTAAAACTGTAGACTATTCTGGATCTAATTCGCTAGAGTATGTATATAAAGTAACTGGATACGGAGATAGAGATTTTTCTATAGCGGAAATACAAGCTCAATTATTAATACCAGTTTCTTTCTCAACTAAAGAAGGATGGTATACCAACTCTATAGTTACAGACCTTCAAGAGGGTCAGGTGAAAGAGTTCATAAATAAAGAAGGCAAATTCTTCAATTATATAAAAGGAATGGATACATTCTTTAATACTAATTGTGATAATAATGTAGATACCCAGGAATTCAACGTACAGGGCATTGGAAGATTTGCGACTATTGAGGGACCTGTTTCTCCTACAGCATACAATGTTAGAGTATTTATTGATGAAAGCTGCAGCAAGGAATTAGACTGTGGTTTTACGGGAACAGCTATAGTGATACCTCTAGACTGTTACTTATATGGTACTTTCATAGAAATAGTTATACCACCAACAACAACCACAACCACAACAACTACTACATCTACTACTACCACTACCACCGCAAACCCAGGTATAAACTATTGTGTTAAAGGCGCTTCGACTACGGGCTGGAGATGGTACATACAAGAAGCCGAATATAATAACTTCAATTACCCTTATGGTATATATAATCCTGTAACAAATACTTTAGAAGGATTACCAGCTAGTTTTACAGCACCTGGCTATCGTTATAATGGCTATATGAGAATACTTGTTTGGAATTGTTCTTTAACCACGTATTATATTATAGATCAATGGACTACTATAAATGGTACTCCGGTTAGAAATTGGCCATCAAACGTATTGGCAGGGCTACCAACAGCATTGGACACTTATGAAGGAAATCAATTCACAATACCACCATATAACACTTAAAATATGAAAATACAAAACTTGCATCAGCCTTATATATTTAAGCACAACAATAGTATCAATATTGTTGTTAGTGAATTTGTAAATAAAATATTTAGTTTTAAATATGGCTCTGATGATGCCTTTGAGGATTATTGGAAACTATGTATTTTAGATTCTAATTATAATAAAACTACTATAATTACGCCAAGTACTATAGAGTTTGAACAAGTAACTCATACCGTTATAGCAGAATGCAATGGCTATATTAATGACGACAGAATAAGTTATGTTATTGGAGTGCATGAAATGCAGGATCAAAAGCCTCTAAAGTACTTTTTAGTTGAAGGCGATTTTGACATGGGCACTAAAATTGTTAGTAATTTGTCTATAGTAGATAGGGTTAGAACTGGCTTTATTAAAGATAATAAGTATGTTCTAGACACAAAAGATAATACAGTACTAGTAAATGACATTGTAATTTTAGATTGCGGCATTTACCTTGAGAACGTGGTAAGAATAATCCCTGTATATGGCGAAAATAAGATATTATTTACTGGAGAAACTGATGGTGTATTTAAAACATTTATTTTTGACATAACAAACAACGAAGTAAAAATAGTAGAAGGGGCTGATAATAAGAATATATATAAATCATCAGTACTTTCAGACAATGGTATTAAAATTTTTGTTTACACAGATAAAGTATTTGTAGGGGAAGCGGAAGTTGACTATGTGCTAAATATTGAAGATGAATATACTTTAGTAGATCCTACTGTACTATAAGCAAGTAATATAAATTAAAACATGATAACAAAAAATATAAGAAGATGGTAATTCAAATAACTTTAATAACAGGGGAAGACACGGGGCCTCTATTTGATTTATATTCAAATACAAATGCTTATTCTACTCCATTCTTAGTAAACGTGCCTAAGTCTTCGCTTATCGGGGGCGTAAACCTTAATGCTCCAGACGGAACCACAACCATTAAAGTGCAGTCTAAGGGCGTTTGCGACAATTCTATATATATAGGTATTACATTACCACCTACCACAACAACTACAACAACAACTTTAATACCAACAACTACTACGACAACTACTGAAGCTACTTGTACAACTTATGTTTTGTACAATAGTGGACTTAGCAGTGCGGTATATTCGTACCAAGCTTGCCCATCCGTGGGTGATCCAATAGTTAATAATATGCCAGCACTAAGCTACACTGCCCCGTTCTGCGCAACAACAGGTACTTTGAGTTATGCTCCAAGTATTAGTATCATAAGTAGTGCTCCTGGGTGTCCTCCGCCAACTACCACTACAACAACACTAACCCCTGCAACTACAACAACAACCATTACCCCTGTTTCGCCAACAACTACAACAACGCTAATTCCAACCACAACCACGACTACAGCAACACCAACCACCACTACCACACTAATACCTACGACAACTACAACAACGCTAATTCCAGCAACAACTACTACAACCACTGTCGCCCCGGCTCCACCAACAACAACCACAACCACAACTTCAACCCCCGTGCCACCG